GCGAACGGTTTTTGCGTTCCGTACAATCTGCGCATGGACGCCGGGTTGCGAATGGGCGGGACCGAACGCCGTGACCTGGACACGACCGCGGGCGCTGGTGCGCTGCCGACCGTCCAGTCGCCGTCGATGATCGAACTCCTGCGAAACCGCGTTGTCCTGCGACAACTCGGCGCGACCGTTCTGGCCGACATGGTCGGGACGTTCGACATTCCGAAGGAAACCGGCGAACCAACGTTCTCGTGGGTTGCCGAATCGGCGGCCGGTTCGCAGGCCGACGGTTCAATCGGGAAGGTGACGTTCACGCAAAAGACCGTCACGGCGTGGACTGTTCTCAGTCGCCGATTCCGATTGCAGACCAGTATCGACGCGGAGAACTTCGCGCGAATGCAACTGATGAAGGGACTGGCGGTCGCTCTGGACTATGGCGGGATCGCCGGACCGGGCACGGCAAACAACGTCACCGGTCTGATCAACAACACGTCGACAAATCTGGTTTCAATCGGAACCAACGGCGGCGCGTTGACGTGGGCAAAGGTGGTCGAGTTCGAATCGTCCGTCGCTGCCGACAACGCCGATTTCGGAACGATGGGATATCTGGCAAACGCGGTCACCCGCGGTTCCATGAAAACCATCGAGAAGGCCAGCGGAACCGCTCGTTTCCTTTGGGAAGGGAACGAGGTCAACGGATACGCGGCGACGGTTTCAAACCAGTTGCCGTCGAATCTCACGAAGGGATCCGGGACGAATCTTTCGGCCGCTGTCTTCGGTGATTTCTCTCAGCTCGTCATGGCGTTGTGGGGCGGGGCGGACGTTCTCGCCGACCCGTATACCGGCGGCACCGCTGGCGATATGCGGCTGATCATTCACCAGGATTGTGACATTCAGAACCGGCACGACGAGGCGTTCGCCCGTTGTGTCGACATCGTGACTTAAACCCATTGCTGAGGGATCCGGGCGGCGGTTTCGATCGTCGCCCGGATCCATCGTACACCCTTTGCGGCGATCCGGCCGTCGGACTACCGCGCCGGACGCCGCCACACTTTCAACACACGGAACGTTCAATGTCCGCAACACTGGTCGCCGTTCGAATCCTTCTGGATCTGTTGTATTGCGGGCACTGGCTGAAAGCCGGGACGGAATGCGACATGGACAAATTCCGGGCGGAAACGCTGTCCGGAACGAAGCCCGAACCACACGTCAAGATTCTCGGACCGCCGACCGGGGAAACGATCGAACCGCCGCCGCCGAGGAAACGACCGACGACCGCACCGGCCGAGGACTCGCCGCCAACCGACGACGACGCCGGATCGACTCCGGGCGAACTGGACGGATGGCCGGGCGACAACGCGTTGCGATCCGCCGGGATTGAAACCGTCGACCAGCTCCGCGGACTGATCGCCGAACACGGCGACGGATGGCCGAAGCAGGTGAAAGGTATCGGCAAGGCGACCGCCGCCGACATCGGTTTGAAACTGGCCGAACTCGACGGCGACCGGTCCGAACTTGAATGATTCACGCGGCCGCGACCCGCAGTCCCGAGGCAACTTAACCACTGATCGGACCGCGTCCGGCCGCTGACACAATCCGCAACGCATGGCAAAGTCGCTCACACTGTCGTCGCTCGGTTCTCTGCCGGTCACGTTGCCGGAAATCAAAGAACACTTGCGCGTTTACGACGACGAAGAAAACGACTCGATTTCGGCGATCCTGGAATCGGCCGTCGACTACGTCGAGCGAACAACCGGGCGTTTACTCCGTCCGGGAACGTGCGTTCTGAAGATGCAGGAATTCCCGTCCGGACGGGAACCGATCGTTCTTCCGCGGCCGCCGTTCGTGTCGCTCACGTCGATCGCCTACACCGACGACGACGGAGCGGGGCAAACCTACGCGGGCGCGTTGTCGCTGGATTCGGTTCCAGCCGAACTGCAACCGGCCGCGGACGACACCTGGCCGACTGACACTCAGGACATTCCCGGGGCGGTTGTTGTGACCTGGTCCGCGGGATACGCGACCGCGGCCGACGTTCCGAAAATGCTGGTGAATGCGGTCCGGTTGTTCTGCGACCTGGAATATCACGAACAGTCGCCGCAACAGGCTGAACGGATCCGGTCGCGAATGGAATCGATTTGCGATCAGTTCAAACTGACCGACACGCGGCTGAACGGAATCAGTGTCGCATGATGACCAACCCGACAACGAACGCGATTTGTCAACGCATCGGGCACCGCTCCGACGGTTCGCGGATTCTCGGCGGCGTGACCCGTTGCCGGACGTGCGGCCGACTGTTCCGCGACGATCCGCCGCCGCAACCACTGCACGCGGCCGTCGGTCCGTCGGGACCAGCTCCGGACACCGAACGCGCGGCGTTACTGCTGCATCTGCATGAAGCGGCACAACTGTTGCCGCCGGGAACCTACGTTCTGGAAGTCGAACGCCGATGACGTCGCGCAATTATCCGGACTTGATTCAGTTCCAGAAACGCACGACGACGACGAACGCGGCCGGGCAGGACGCCGAGACCTGGACGACCAAGTTTCCGCGGCGTGGCAAGGTGACTCAAACCGGCGGCGGACAGTCGAACCGACACGGGCAGAATCAAACCGACGCCGACTACATGATCAATATTCCGTTCTCCCGAGTCGCGGCCGCGATCACGGAACGCGACTGGCGGATCGTCTGGAAGTCAACCAGCGGCGACGTTGTCCTGAATCTGGTGAACGTCAACGGAACGTCGTTCGGCCGCCGTCGCGAACTGGTGATGTCCGCGAAGCTCGATCGATGACGAGCAAACACGCTGCCGAAATCACGGTGACCGGCGACAAGGAAGTCGCAAAGGTTCTCCGCGAACTCGGCGCGACGCACGGAAAATCAGTCGAAAGGCGACTCGCTCGCCTGGCACTCGGCGCGGGACTGACGCCGCTGGCGCAGCGGATCCGCAAAGGCGCACCGCCGCGAACTCGGATCCGCAAGGCGATCGGCAAACGGAACAAGCGGAACCGCCGGAAGGGGATCCACGAAGCGAAAGCCGGAATCAACGTCGGATCGAAAGCCGGGAAGGCACCGCACGGCGCGTGGTTCGCCGCCGGGACGGCCGACCGAACGACGAAGAAGGGACAGAACCGCGGCCGAATGCTCGGCGACAACTTCGTCGTGCGAGCAACGAAGGAAGCGCGGCCGCGAGTACAGCAGGCAATGTTGTATCGCATCCGACAACGGTTGCCGTCCGTGATTCAGCAGGTCGCGAAGAAGTATGCGACCGGAACCAATCAACCGACCATTCCGACGGACACGGGACCAAGTCCGGACGGCGTTCCCTTCTGACGTGGCAGCATGGCAAACGGACACGACATCCTGACGGACATCCGGTCGCTTCTGCTGCTGATGTCCGATCTTACGGACGTTGTCGGATCACGGATCCGCCGCGAGGGACCGGAAGCGGCCGACGAAAACGACCCGGTTGTAATTCTCGAACTGCCGGACGGCGAACAGATCAACACGCTGGCGGACGGCGGATTTTGCTTTGCGGACCTGGTCGTGCGTTGCCGCTCAACTGACATCGTCGAAGCGGACGCAATGGCGGAAACCGTCCGGACCAACAACACGGACCCGTCGACCGGTCTGGATTGTTTCCGAGGGACGGCCGGGAATGCGGCCGTGATTCAATGCGAGCGAACGCAGTTCGGCACAACTGAATTGCAGGACGACGACGGCGACGATTCTGGCGTGTTCGAATCGTGGGCGGTTTATTCGATTCACTACGAAGTCTGACCGGGGAGAACGGCACACATGGCAATCGTCGGCGCGAAGTCAACAACGTTTCAGCTTGAGATAGCAACCGTCCTGACGGACGTTGCCCAGGTCGAGCGGATCCAGTGTCCGCAGTCCACTGTTGAGACTCGCAGAACGCGCGATCTCGACTCGGATTATGAAGGCGTGAACGCCAACGGGATCGTCGCGGGCGGAACCGCCGCATTCACAATCTGGTATGACCCGACCGACGACCAGCACGAAGCGCTGTTGAGTTCAGTCCACGACACGAGCGTCGCCGCGTCCGCTCGGAAAAAGGGATTCGCGGCCGTGTTCAATCAGTTGTCGCCGGTTCGAACGTGGGCGTTCGATGGCGTTCAGGAATCCTTCAACGCGTCCGCCGAGGCGGGCGAAATGCTGAAGGCCGAAGGAACGATTCAGGTCGAATCGTCAACAACGCTCCCAGTCTGATCTGATCGGGCGGAACTGGCTCCGGACATTCACACGGCCGCCGCACGGACCGCGGCGGCCGTTCATCCACTCAGACGGAACTGAAACATGCTCGTTCGAATCATTGCCGACGGAATCCAGCACGCCAACGGGACACCGTGTCCGAAAGGAACGGAAATCGAACATCCGGACGCGTGGCGATTGTGCGGACCGGGACCACGCAACGCGCCGCCGATCGCCGAACCGGTCGACGATGAAGCGAAACAGAAGGTTGCGGACCGACGGAAGGAACGCGAACCGGTCGTGCGCCAGCACCTGGCAATGATG